AGTGTTACATTGATATAGTGTGTGTAAACAGGTTGTATACATGGCGAAACTATATTGGAGACTGAAAGTGAACGGAAAGTGGACATGGCGTCCTGCTGAATTGAATCCAGCGGGTAAGCAAGGAATTTGGACGTTAGTTCGAGATTACGTGGAGGAGTCAGAATGACGGAGAGACAATGTGAAAGATGTAAGACGGTAACTATGATTGATAGTTTTCACAGGTTATGTTTTGACTGTTTTTGTGAGTTAGACATGAAAGCAGTAGAAGAAGAAGAGTTTTTACGATTCTTGCAGGAGGAAGAATAATGCCACTTATGAGACAGGGAGATCGGTTCCCATGTGGATACGATGTACCAGGTTATTCTTCATTAAAGAAAGCAGGACTGCTTTATCGACAGTGGTGCATGAAGTGTAGTCACCGATGTTGGATTTATGTTGGCGAAAAAGTCCGATGGTTGGAATTTCGTCATAGATTGTGATGCATTTGGCAGAATCTTCTTAATATCGACGGCCCCCGGTGGGCGTATGTCGGCATCGAGATAGAGGGTCTGGGGGTTCTCCCCCGGTCAGCCTCGTTCTCGTGAATCGGGACAACTGTGCTCCGTCAAGTTGTGGATTTATCCGGGCGGCGTGCTGCCTTGGAACCTAACCAAGCAGTGCGTGGGTGTCATAGCCAAGAATTATATGGGGAATCCTAATCCCAGATTTATGGCGAAGAGGAAATATTCCAATAGGAAGCGCAAAATGGCTAAGATTGAGCCATCGGAGCTAACTTTGAATTTTGTATTAACTGATCAGACAAATGAATTCATAGATTTAAGCCAATGTGCATCATTGGTTAACAGGCGTTTTTATCGCCAGGGAATTAATTGGGCTGTTAAAGGATTTACATTACACAATCTGACCGGAACTCAAGGATCGTTGCAGATTTCTAAGTTGCCTTCAACTTGGGTAATGTCAAACGCATGGGAGAAATCAATGCGTACTTGGTTGAAACAGAATAATGAGGCTTTGGAAGAGACCGAATCTATTCGACCAAGATTTATGGATTTTAAGGTGTATGCTGATGTTAAGCATCACGAATTAGGATTCGCTGCGAATCTTGTACCTTTTGTAATAAATCCAGATACTGGGAATAATGAGTTGTATACAGTTGGTGAATGGGCACCATCTGAAATGCAGATTCCTACTGGTACTGCCGACCCTTCTAATGCCGCATCACGAGAGTTGATTGCGGTAGGTCCTAATTATCCTGGAACTGGAGCATCTGGATTAGATGCGGTTTCATTAATTGAAGGATATGCTGCTAGTAGAGGTCTTCCTAACGTGTTAGATCCTAACGCACCGGCAGACGCTGCAGATGTTGACGGATTTAATCCTGATAATTGGATGGCCGCAACATTTAACGAAGGTACCCGAGTAATAGAGCAAGTTATTGATGAAGCACTTGATTCTAATAATATTGCACCTTATCCATTTGAGAACGATGGTACTCATATTGATACACAATATCCAGGTGGTGCTAACCAAGCTTCTGCTATGGTATTGCATGATCAGTTAAATGTTACAGGAACCACTGTCTCTAATTCTGTTAGAGCACGTGGAGGACAGATTCCTGCTGGACTAATTCGTATTCGTAAGGATGCTACTTTAGCGGGTGCATTTTTGCAAGTGCATCTTGTACCTGGTAATCACAGAGGTTACCTATGTGAACCAATGACGGATATGTGATATTATGTCAGGAATAGAAACAGAGACAGTCAAAGGCGTGGTTACAGCATCATCTGTGCTTAATCACCTCCGACAAAATCGTATTGAGTATATTGCGATAACGATTCTTTTACACCTCCTGGGTGCTACTAACTACGCTTTTGACAAAGCAAGCGGAGTGTGTGTTTGATGGCGAAATATAATTACGGCAAGACTTTTAAAAAAGACGGTAAGCTAGTGCGATACCGATATACCAACAAAAAGAAGTCAACCAAGAAATTGGTTTCAGTTAAGAGACGATCACGATGAAGACTGAATTCTTTGAGTTTATGTTGGATTTAGTTTTGGACTGGGAGAATATTCCAGTGTATTTACCAGAAGATGTTGAACAGGATGTTGATATAATCGATGTTATCGATGAAGTTATTGACAGTGTTAGCACTGTTACGTATAATTACGATGAACCTTCCCGTAGTACGAATTGGTACAAGAAAGGATGGGACACGTTTGTAGAACTGCAGCATGCAGTAGGCGATATGCCTACACCTATATTGCCAGGTTTTAGACCTATACTCATTTAGAAAGTTTAGCGGAAAGTGCCTAGCGCAGCGGACCCCGCTAACAAAGCCGAAGGCAAAGGGAAAGAAGTGTTGCATGCATTGCAGGCTATCTTCTTACACACGGTCCGAAGGACAATGCTGGATTGCAGCGGCGTAACGGCCGCGACCAGCATTGAGTGTTACATTGATATAGTGTGTGTAAACAGGTTGTATACATGGCGAAACTATATTGGAGACTGAAAGTGAACGGAAAGTGGACATGGCGTCCTGCTG